TCTTCTGACTATCGCCTCAAAGAAAACGTCGTCTCGCTGACCGGCGCCATTGACCGCATTAATGATCTTCAGGTTCACCGCTTCAACTTCATCTCGGACCCTGCCAAGACGGTTGACGGTTTCATCGCTCACGAGGCGCAAGCCGTTGTTCCTGAGTGTGTCACTGGCACCAAGGATGAAGTGGATGCAGATGGCAACCCCGTCTATCAAGGCATCGATCAGAGCAAGCTGGTGCCGTTGCTGACCGCTGCGCTGCAGGAGGCCATTGGCCGCATCGAAACCCTGGAAGCTGAAGTAGCAGCTCTCAAGGGCGCGTAGTCCTACTCTCTAAACCCCTTAAACTAATTCAGAAACGTTTTCACCCAAATGTCTACTACCTTCACCTGGCACATCGCTAACCTTGAGCGAGAAACCGAAGATGGTTTCGTTTTTACCGCCCATTACACCATCGATGCCAAAGACGACACCTATGCTTCTGGTGCATATGGTTCTGTGGGTTTTGAGCGCCCTGAGAATCTGATTCCCTTTGCTGACCTGACTGAAGATCTGGTGATCGCTTGGGTTCAGGAAGCCATTGGTGGCGAAGAAAAGGTCAACGAGATCCAAGCTGCCCTCCAAGCTCAACTGGACGAGCAGCGCCACCCCACTAAGGAATCTGGTGTGCCGTGGTAAGCAAGAAAACCCTGAGCGGTAAACCAGTCCGCCTTCCTTCTAAACCCAAGCAAACGACCCAAGGTTCTAGCAAAAACAGCAAACCTAAAAAGGGTCAAAAAGCTTATCGAGGTCAGGGTAAGTAAAACTTTTAAAAACCTTTAATTCTATTTGCAGCCTGGGTTAGTAATCTGGGCTGTTTTTGTTAGTAACATTTTTAAAGAGTTTCTTTTACCTATGCCGTTTAGTTCTGAGAAGCAAATGCGTTATATGTACTCTCAGAATCCTGAGATTGCTAAGCGTTGGTCTAAAGAAGCCAAAGCTGCAGGTAAGCCACAGATCCAAAAGGGTGGCAAGATGAAAAAAGGTTATAAAACCAAGTAATTATTATGCCTATTAAGCGCGGCGGACAGACTCGTAGTAATGCGGGTCGCTACGCTCCTGAAGGTCAAGGAGCTACTCAACGAGGTCGTAATCTTCCGACCCCTAAAGGTAACGAACGGCCTATGCAAACGGCTCGGTTGCCTCGGGCCAATATGCCTGGCACTGTGACTACCTCAGGGGCCGCTAGAACCGCTGCAGGGGCTTCTGGGATTGGTGGAGCGTTGTCCCGCCTGTCGATGATTGTTCCCCACCTTGCTGCTGCTTATGCGGGGCTTCAGGCAGGTGCTGCAAAGGCTCCTGGGTTGACTTCTCAAATGAAACAGGAGTATTACAACGAAGCCAAAGGTAAACGGCAAATGGAGCTTCGTGATCAGCAAATGAAAGCAGATAAAGGTTCGTTTGATGATGCTTTTGCTGCTGCTCGTCAGTCTGGTCGTCAGGACTTTTCTTGGCGTGGTCGTAAGTACAACACCAAAGTTAAAGGAGAAGGCTAATGGCTAAAGGACCCTGCTGGAAAGGCTACGAGATGGTTGGTACTAAAAAGAAAGGTGCCAAAACTGTTCCTAATTGCGTACCCAAAGGTAAATAACTATGCCGTCATTTGAAATCAAACGTGAAGGTCAAAAGCCTAGTGGCAGTGGTCCCAGCCTTCCTTCCATCCAAGAAACCAAACCGCTCCCTTCTGGACATCAATACCGTCCTGGTTCTATTGATGTAAAAGCTGTTCGGTTGGCTTACAAAATGAAGAAAGGCTTTAGCGGTATGGCCTAATGGATCCTTCCTTTCTCCTGTCCACAATCCTTGGTATTGCTAGTCTTGCTGGTGGTACCTTTGCTTGGTCACATAAACGGCATTCAGAACTTGACCGTCGTATTGACCAAGTAGAGATGACGGTTCACAAAGAGTTTGTTAGAAAGGACGAGCTCATGCCGATGATGGACCGCATTGACCAGCGGATTCAACACATCGACGAGAAACTCGACCGGATTCTTCTCAATGGCCGACATCTCTCTTCGTGACGTAGCTAAGTACTACAGCGATCAAGAACATCAAAACTTTGCTTTGGATTTTCTAGAGGACAATACGCCTCCTGGAATCTTGGCAAAATTTTCTGATTTGTGGCGATCAGGCCCAAAGAACACAATTCCCAGTAACGGCTCGTGGGACGGTGTAGTAGAACTTGCTCGTGAAGCTGGAGCAAAGTTTCCAGAGCTAGTAGCTGCTCAGTGGGCTCTTGAAAGTAACTGGGGTCGATCCACATCAGGCACTCACAATTACTTTGGTTTAAAAGGTAAAGGTTCTTCCGTCAACACCACGGAGTATGTCAATGGAGTACCTATTTCTGTTCGGGACGGGTTTCTTAATTTTGGCTCTCTCAAAGAGTGTGTTGAATACCTTGTTACCCGGTGGTACAAAGACTACAAACAATACAGCGGAATTAATAACGCAAAAACGACGTTAGAAGCAGCTCAACAACTAACAAAACAAGGATATGCAACAGATCCTGTTTATGCCGCAAAGTTGATAACACTTGTTCAACGTCAACGGCCAAAGCAGGAGGTCCAGCAAGCGGGAAAGTTGCTAAAGGTACCTTACGAGTACCAACTAGACAATGGACCCACTGGGTATCGGGAGTGTTTCAGCTCTAGTTGCGCCATGGTAGCTAGCTACTACGGCAAGATCAAAGGTGACGATGCGTATAACAAGCTCAGAGCACGTTATGGGGACTCTACAAGCGCCGATGCTCAACTCAAGGCCCTCAGGTACCTCGGACTAGATCCTAAATTCATTCAGAACGGCACCCCAGAGCTCCTCAGAGGCGAGATAGACGCTGGTAGACCTGTAGTAGTCGGATGGCTCCACAAAGGCCCTGTAAGCGCTCCTAGTGGCTCTGGGCACTACAGTGTGGTCATTGGCTACACAGAAGGTGCTTGGATACATCACGACCCTAATGGTGAGGCCGATATGGTCCGTGGAGGATATGTCAACCACACGAAGGGTAAAGGCGTGGCTTATAGCCAAAAGAACTGGAATAAAAGGTGGCTTGTTGAAGGTCCTGGGTCGGGTTGGGCTATCTTGATCAAGAAACCGTCCTAATTATTCCTATGGACTTCTCTGATCCTTCAGTGCAAGCAGCTCTTTGGCTGAGTGCTTTTGCTGCTTCTGAACTTATTGCTGTTTCTCGTTTGAAAGAAAACAGTCTCATACAATTGGGAGTGAAACTATTCCGAGTTCTTTATGGCAGCCGCTCCAAAAAAGTCTCTAAATAAGACTGAAGGTCTGGCTTCAGAAGGTGATCTTTATTCTCTTCACCGTCTAGTAGCCACCAAACTTATTGATCAGTTAAATCGTGATGATGTGAAAGCATCTGACCTTGCAAACGCAATTAAGTTCCTTAAAGACCAAGGCATTACTGCTCTTAACGGTGGTGATGTTTCTGCTATTTCCGAAATGATTTCTGCTTTGCCAGAAGTCGATATGAAGAAAGTTAGGTCTTATATTAGTGCTTAGGAACTAATCCTTCCTTTATGTACAAAGCAGAGCCCTCGGTATGGTGATTCGTTCGCCTGCCGGGGGCTTTGTCTATATGACCCCTGAGGCTGCTATGGCGAACCTTCAAGCCCTCCAGCGTCGTGAAGCGGTTAAGCAATGGAGACAGTCAATCAAAGATGCCTTTGGCTGTAAATGTGCCTACTGCGGGGTTCAAAGCAGTGACCTAACTCTTGATCACGTTCACCCCAAAACTAAAGGTGGTGAGGATTTAGCAACCAACATCGTCCCAGCTTGTAAGCGTTGTAACCACGAAAAGGGTAGCTTTCACTGGAAAACTTGGTTTCAAGGCACCCCTGACTATTGTGAGGAGCGAGCTACGCAAATCGAGCAATGGACGAACTACCGCCTATGCCCAATCTCAATCTCTCCATAGAGCAGCAGCTACGGGTGGAGCGTATGAAGCGAGATATTCCAAATGCCAAACGAGAAGACCTGGAAAAGTATCTGCTGCATTTCATCCAAATGAATTTGATCCTGCAGAATAACTTGAGCCAAGTGTTCAAGTGGGCCAACAATGCCAAGGACTTCAAAACAAACTGAACAAATTATTCAGGATGCTGTAGCTAGCTTTCCTGTCTTTGCTACACACCTTTGGCATTACCTTCGGCTTCCTAGCCCTACACCGGTTCAATACCAAGTAGCTGACTACCTTCAGGAGGGTCCTAGTCGGCGCATCATCATGGCGTACAGGGGCTGCGGTAAGTCGTTCCTTACGGCTGGCTATGTGCTGTGGAGGTTACGTCGGGATCCAGACTGTAAGGTGCTGGTAATCTCTGCAGCTCAGGACCGTGCAGATGCGTTCTCCGTCTTTTGTCATGACCTGCTCCGAAACTGGTTCATGGTCAAAGACCTGTTTCCTAGCGACACCCAACGGTTCTCAAAAGTTGCTTTTGACGTTTACGGAGCGAAACCAGACCAGTCTCCTTCAGTACGTTCCAGCGGCATTTTTGGTCAGATTACTGGCTCACGCGCTGATCTTATCGTTGCTGACGACGTTGAGACACCACAGTCCTGCGAAACCCAACTGATCCGAGACAAGCTTCGGGAATCAATCAAAGAGTTTGACTCCGTTATTAAGCCCGGTGGGGAGATCGTGTTCCTTGGCACTCCTCACACCCAAGACAGTGTTTACGCAAAGCTTGAGGTTTCTGGCTACGAAGTCAGAATTTGGCCTGCTCTGTACCCCACTAACAAGAAGTTCAAGGACTACTACGGTGATCGCCTTGCACCTCGGATCAAAGCTGATTTAGCCAAAGACTCCTCTCTCGCTGGACACCCTGTAGACCCTGGACGTTTTGACTGGGAAGAACTAGAAGCCAGACAGCTTTCTATTGGTCGGTCTACGTTCAACCTCCAGTTCCTGCTGGACATCTCACTGAGTGATGAGGAACGGTTTCCTCTCAAGCTCAGAGACCTCTGTGTGTTCCGTTTAAACCGTGAACAAGGCCCTAATAAGGTTGTGTGGATGGCTAACGGCGATAAAGCCCTAGACCTACCCTCTGTCGGCCTTCATGGTGATCTTTTCTACAAACCTGCCCAAATAGGGGATGAGTTTCTTGAATACACCGGGGTTGTCATGGCTGTTGACCCCTCTGGACGCGGCAGCGACGAGCTTGGCTACTCGGTAGTTGCATACTTGAACGGTAATCTTTTCCTCCTTGCTAGCGGTGGCCTTCGGGGTGGTTACAGCGAACCGAACCTCAAGAAGCTTGCCCTCATCGCTAAGGAGTACAAGGTCAAGCAAATATTGGTTGAAAGCAACCTCGGCCTCGGGATGTTCTCTGAGCTTCTCAAGCGCTACCTCGGCACGATTTACCCCTGCAGCGTTGAAGAGGTCCGACATACAAAGCAAAAGGAAGTCCGCATCATCGATACCCTTGAGCCTGTCCTTAACCAACACCGGCTCATGGTCGACACGGATGTAATCCTTCATGACCTTTCCTCCACAGAGAGCTACCCAAGCGAAACTAGAAGCCAATACCAACTCTTCTTTCAACTCACTCGGATTACCAAAGAGAAAAACAGCATTAGACATGACGACCGCTTAGATGCCCTTGCAATGGCTGTTCAGTACTTTACGGAGTCCATGGCCCTCACAGAACAGAAAGCCATTGATAGCCGTCTCAGAGAGCAGTGGGAGATCGAACGTAAGTTCATCCAAGGTGACGGTGGTCTGTCCATTGATGCCATTGGATACGCTAATTCCCTAGAAGACCTCCAGAAGGCTCTGTATGCCTCTTCAGGGTCCTGTAACTGGTTAGATAGCTAAAAGGGGCTAGAGGGGCCTTAGAGGGGCTTCTAGGGGCCTCTCAGAGAGCTTACGTCCAAAGACCCCTCTAAGTGTTTACCAAAAGAGACCCCCCTTTAAGAGATACGACAAAGAGAGGCCTCTTGACAGGGGTGCTTAGAGTGTGGTTAAAGGTATTTAGAGATATTTAAAAATACTTAAAGAGTCTTTTTTAAAGAGGTCTTTAGCTGTCTCTTTTTAAAGTACTTAAAGACTTTTTAAGACAGTTTTAAAAGTGGTCTTAAAGAGGTCTCTAGCCGTTAACTTAAAAGCCACTTAAAGAGTCCTGTAGTACTCTTAGGTGCCTTTAAATACCTAATGAGAATGGCTAGCGTAGCCCTGATCACTGTGACACCAGATGCAGAAGAGTTGCTGGTGTACATGGCTAGAGTCTCTAACCCAGTTAATCAAGGCGTAGGTCAACGATCAGAACGACTTATCCAATACCTCATAGACCACAAGCATTGGTCTCCGTTTGAGATGGTTCATATGGTGTTACAAATTGAAACCACTCGAAGTGTTGCTGCTCAGATCCTTAGGCATAGGTCGTTTAGCTTTCAAGAGTTCAGCCAAAGATACGCAGATACAAACCTTCTTGGTTCTGCTAGAGCTCCTCACCTCAGACGACAAGACAACAGCAATAGGCAAAACAGTATTGATGATTTGACTGCTGATAAAACTCAAATCTTTTACCGAAGGATTAATCAGCACTTTGAAGAGGCACAAGACCTGTACAGAGAAATGGTCTCAATGGGTGTAGCTAAAGAGTGTGCTCGTGATGTATTGCCTTTGGCTACTCCGACTCGGATGTATATGGCTGGTAGTGTTCGGAGTTGGATTCATTACGTTGATCTACGGTCTCAAAATGGGACTCAAATGGAACATATGAATATTGCTAACGAGGTTAAACAAATCTTTTGTAAAGAGTTTCCTACTATTGGTAAAGCACTGAACTGGGTCTAGCTGTGGCTGAGCGTAACTACCGCAAGGAATACGACAACTACCACTCCAAAGCAGAGCAAAGGGAGAACCGTAGTAGCCGTAATAAGGCCCGTAGGAAGCTTAAGAAGGCTGGGTATGACCTCAGGGGTAAGGACGTAGACCATAAGGATGGGAACCCTAAGAACAATGGGCACTCCAATCTGAGGATTCAAAGTCCTAGCCAGAACAGAAGCAGGAATAAGTAGGTCTTTGAGGCCTGCTTTTTTTTTTGTCAAGGGGTAAAAAGGTTTTGCTTCAGATTTTTGAGCACTAGTTAACGTACTGCCCCGCCTCCGTTACCCCCTGGGGGGCTTTAGGGCCGCCCTTAGTGAGAATGCGTCGCAATTGCAGAGCTATTGGGGGGTCCTAAGTCGGACTCAGTATGAGATAGGAGTGAGACTGGTGAGATCGGGAGCGGGGGAATATATACACGCGCGCAAGGCCACATCTAGAGGCCTCTAGAAGCCTCTCTAAGGCCCTTTGAAACCTCTCTAAACCCATCCATACCTGACAACCAGCGCAAGGCCTCTCCAGGGCCTCTGAGAGCCTCCTAGCTTCTTTGTAACGCTTTACAACAGCATCCCTAGCCTTAACCCTGACAGGCTGTAGGGTGATGCTCAAGCGGGCCAGGAGCTCGCTCAGTCCTACATCCCTTGATCTAATGGCTACTACCTACATTACAAAGAGCAGGAGAGAAGACTTAATAGATCAGTATCTTGACTGTTGGTGGGAAACCCACAGCTATTCAACAGAAGAACAATCAGAAACAGAAGCTCTTTGGGTTCGTAACCAGCTGGAATCTATGAACAACAGCGAGCTGGTTAGCTATGTCACAGAGTCTGGTTGGGGGATTAAATGACAGACCTACGCTTCAAAGTAGAGACAACCTACGGAAGGTTTAGAGCCTACCCAATAGATCAAACAGCGATTCTCCTGATTCGTTTGGCTAAGTCGAAGACCTTACTCCCTGGAGATTTAGGAACTTTTGCAGGTCTTGGCTACCGATGTGTAGATCAAGATGGCAACGAAATTACAATCAGCCAGTTGTACTAATGCGAGAACTTATCTTTTCAACCGCTGCTGTTTGTTTCCTAGTTCTTATGGCTATTGAAGAAACAGCCAAACAACCTATGACCTATTCCAACACCCAACAACTTGTGAGGATCAACTAATGACAACAGCTTTTCACTACTTCCACCAGTGGGAACAACAACAACTCTCCCTCTGGGAACAAGAACAAGAATTAGCAGACAAACAAGATATGTTCGATGAACTTAGCGAGTTCGAAGACTTCGAAGACTTCGAGTAGCCCTTACCCTTTCCCCTTTCAAACCTTTTCCTAGCTATGACTTCCGCAACCTTTGACCGTTTCGACATAGCCTCAGCCCATTACCTGTTTTGGAGTGAGCATCATTCTGGGATGTTTAGCGAGGGATATACCAAACTTTGCAAAGCCTTAAGTATCTTTAAACCTAGTCCGTCGTTTGATTGGCGGTCTCTTTCAGATAATGCGAAAGATATTTATAGGGATCTTTGCAATCGTGAATCTGTGGAATGTGAATACGACTCTTTGAAATATCTTTTAGAAGAGAACGATTGGGATATTGATAATGATTGCGTAAGTTGGTTTCTAGATCATTACGACAACAACAGAGAAGATCTTTGTAACTATCAAACTTCAGACTTCGTGAATATAGATATGTGTTACACAAAAGATCTCATAAATTTCTATAACTCAAACGAAGAATCTGTCCTCTCTTGGTGTGATCAACTCTGCGACGCTTACGGCTATACCTCCAGGTTGCAACTTTTAGAAGGTCAAACAGTAGAAGACCCAGACGACTTTGCTACTGGTCTTGTGAATGCAGCGATGACGTATCTAGGTTGTGAACTCTACCGATTAGTGGAAGATGTCTGATAAGTTATGGAATCTATATCTAATTTTCTATTTAATTTGTTTCTGTTCTTTGTCCCTGTATTCTTCACTGTTCTAGGCCTACTTAGAGCCAATTAACTACAACAAAAGGGCTCCTAAACAGGGGCCCTATTTTATATCTAGGTGTTATTGAGAATGAGTCGCAATAGCAGGTAGGGGGAGGGTAGGTCTAGTTGAGAATGAGTCGCAATATCAACAGTCTCAAATGAGAATGAGAATGAGAATCAACTAGACCAGGCCTGGGTTCGGTCTTAACTACTATCACGCCACGGGGCACGCCACGGGGCACCAGCTAAATTTCCTTTAAATTGCTTTTAGCGCTGTGTCGGTGGCAATGCTAGTCCCAGCTAACGCCAAGGAGAAGTTCTACGCACCACTTAAGCAAGTGGCAGCTCAGTATGTCCCACTCCTGATGGCACGAATGGCGGTGCTACAAGATCGAGCCAATCAGGCACTTGAGTTCCTGGATTCTGAGGAAGATGAGGAGCGAGAGTTGGTATGGATGGATGACGCAGAGAAAGTAGTTGCTGTTGCAGAGGCACAATCCGTCCTTCATAAGTCAGTAGTAGAAGCAGGGATGTGCCAATCGTTAGTCGGTGCATTTGCTGACCTCTTGGAGAATGAGTACCAAAGGATCAGAGAAAGCCGTTGTGCGTTTTTAAACGAGGAAGGTGAGTTGGAATCGCTATACGAAGATGACGAATCAAATAGTGGCTTTGACTGATACTCCTTTGGTTAACCATCTACCTTACCAGAGGCCTCTCTGAGGACCTCTAAGGCCCTCTGAGTACCTACCTGCTCTATCCACCCCAGAAGCACCGTCCAAGTGGCGTAGAGACGCTCTGGGGCGTCAATCAGAGAGTTGTTGAACTGGGTGTTATCCCAATACGCCACGAGACAGCGGTTGGTGAGGTCATCCAGTTCAGCTTTGTCACACATCTGATTGAGTTCTTCCTCGGTGTAGTGGTCAGTCACCTAGCTGCTCCAACTCATCAGCAATAGCAAGTAATGCGTTACGGATGCTGTCAGCAGTGAACTCACAACAACTTCTGGCATACAGCTCATCTGTAGGCACCATTTGATTTACAACAGCACGAAGGACAGCAGAGGCGGTTGCTTCATCATCAATATCAGCGTCGCGGTAGGCATCAAGTACAGCCTGTGCGGCGGGTGAGAGTTCAGTCATTAATCACAACCTCACCACAAATACTTTCAAGAGCAGCTAAATACCCATCCCAAAAGTCTTTCTGTTGATCACCTACAGCTTTCTTGTATTGATCACGAGCGTATTCATATTCATCAATCACAATTTCAACATCAAGAGTTACTGCTTCTGACATTTCACTTCTGCTCCCAAATAGAAGGATCGTGTTGGTCATCTTCTGTAGCTTCAATACGTTCCAACATTTCATCCAAGAACTCAGCTAGTTCTTCTTCAGTCATAGTTACTGGAACTTGACTGGGATCTTGAGGAGTCATGAAGTGGTTCTTTAAGTAGTGGCGAAAGACCTCTTTAAAAAAGACTCTTTAAGTATCTCTAAGTACCTCTTTAAGGAGACGGCTAGAAACCTTTTTAAGAACCTCTTTAAGAAGGTACTTAAAGGTACTCAGAGGGCCCTTAAAGAGCCACTTAAAGGGGCCACTTCAAGAGCTGTCCCCTGCTGTCCTCTTGGCGTATGCACCGCAGGTACCTTCTGTGGGTCCTTTAGACACTGAGTCCTGTGCAGATTCAAGGCACGTTGACTGGCTGGATTCCCAGCTTCTACGAAATCCCTACCTACAACAATGAACCGTGTGACTTCCGTATCAAGGTTCTTGTGCAAGACGCAGAAGAGATTGTTGAAGAGATCTCTGAGGCGTATGACGCAGCATGTGCCTGGTATCGTGACCAGACGGGGAAGAAAAGTTTTTATGACGCACCGTTTGAGATGTCTCAAGACGGTTCAGCCGTAATCAAACTGACTGCTAAGCCCAGCTACGGGGAGTTTCCTCTGCCTGTGGTAGACAGTGAACTGCAGCCTCTTGCTGTTGATTTGAAGTTGCGTGAGGGCTCTGAGATTCTCGTAGCCATCAAGCCGATGTACATCCCTCGTAAGGCGCCTCGTGGTGGCCTTCGGTTGTGCCCCAAGGGTATTCAGGTACTCAAGGCTGTGACTGGTGCTGGTGAAGACCGTGGTGATTTTGATATTGCCAAAGCTTTCAGCAAGCAATCTGGGTTCAAGCAATCCAAACCAAACCTGAAAGAACTTGCTACTGTGTCTGGCGAAGATCCTGACTTTTGAGTAAGTGGCCCGACGATTCCATAAGTACGGCAAACGCCAAGCAGACGGGTTTCGTTCGGGCTTTGAAGGCAAAGTAGCTGATCACCTCAACGCATCAGGGGTTAGCTGGGAGTATGAGCAGTACAAGTACGACTTGCTCATTCCTCGTAGCTATACCCCTGACTTCGTTCTCAGTAACGGGGTAGTGCTTGAGGTAAAGGGTTACTTTGATGCGGAGGACAGGAGACTGATCAAGCTGTTTAAAGAGCAGCATCCATCAGTTGATATTCGAATGGTCCTACAAAAACCGCATCAAAAGCTCACCAAAACAGGGAGTATGACCTACGCCCGTTGGTGTGACAAGTACAGTGTGCCCTGGTGTGAGGGTCCGATCATCCCGTCTAGCTGGTCGTAGCGATGCTATGATTCTGCCGGACAAGTGAAAGGACACCGAGACCTCTGGGGCACAGAACCGCCCTGGAGGTCTCTTTTTATGTCCCGCGTTGTTCGCAGATTGAACTGCCCCAAGTGTGGCTCACGCGACAACGTTGCTTTGTATGACGACGGTGGTGAGCACTGCTTCACCCCAGGTTGTACCTATCACGTTTCCGGTTCTTCCACTTCCTTCACAATGTCCACCTTTGCCACTCATGATCCGCACACTGAGATCGAACCGCTTATTGGCTCTTACCACGCCATACCAAGTCGGAGTATTCCAGAGGAGACGTGCAAGCTCTTTGGATATTTCAAGGGTACCTATGGCGACAGTGAGGCTTACTTCTGGCCCATCTACGACAAGGAACGTCGTCTTACTGGCTACAAGATTCGTAAGCCAAACAAGAACTTTGTCCAGCATGGAACCAATCCTGACCATACGTTTCTCGGGCAGGAAAAGTGGAGTGGTGGCAAGCTGCTGGTTATCTTTGAAGGTGAGTACGACTGCCTTAGCTACGCAGCAACCAGGAAGAGTTGGCCGTGCGTCTCGCTACCGAATGGCGCTGACTCTGCGGAGAAATCAATCAGGAGTAATCTCGATTGGCTACTGAAATTTGAAGAGATCATTCTGTGTTTTGACAGTGATGATCATGGACAGAAAGCAGTCAAGAACGCCATCCAACTACTTCCGCCTCGCGTTGGTAAGGTTGGCAAGATTGAGAAGTACAAGGATGCCAACGAGGCACTAGTAGCAGGCGACAGCAAAGCCATCATGCAGATGGTGTGGACTGCTGCTGAGTACGAACCAGATGGAATCATCAGTGGCATCAAACTGCTTCAGATGGTCCTGGAAGACCCCAAGACCGAGAGTGCTGAATACCCCTACAAGTTCTTGAACGACAAGCTTCACGGGCTGCGTAAAGGCGAGCTAGTTACTATCACGGCTGGTTCAGGGATTGGGAAAAGTACGTTTGTTTCAGAGATTGCGTATGACCTGCTTACAAGACAAAACGAAACAGTTGGTTATGTCGCTTTGGAGGAGAACATTCGACGTACTGCTCGGCGTTTCGTCGGTATGGATCTTAATTATCCTGTCCACATTGATCGAGGTCACTTCACTGATGAACAAATTGAGGACGCGTTCAATCGCACTCTCGGAACGGGTCGGCTATTTCTGTACGATCATTTTGGCTCTCTTGACCCTACCGTTCTGCTTAACCGCATACGCCATTTGGTTAGTGGTTGCGGGTGTAATTGGATTGTGTTCGATCACCTCTCGATTCTTGTCTCAGGTTTGGACCAAGGAGACGAACGCAGGGCGATTGATCAAACGATGACAAAACTCCGAAGCTTTGTTGAAGAAACAGGCTGCGGGATGCTTTTGGTGTCACACTTACGCCGCCCTACTGGTGACAAAGGTCACGAAAACGGTGCTCAAACATCCCTTTCACAACTTCGTGGTAGCGCTGCTATCGGCCAACTTAGTGACATCTGTGTTGGTCTTGAACGAAATCAACAATCTGAGAACGATTCAGAAGGAACAATTGTCCGAGTTCTTAAAAATCGTTTTACAGGTTGGTGCGGTGTTTCAGGCACTGTGAAATACAACGAAACTACAGGCAGAATGTTGGAGCTTTCCGGCAGTAGTAAGCCACAACAATTCGATGATCATTTTGAATCCGACTTTTGACGTTCACGTCTCTGAGATGAACCAGCTTAAGGTGACAGCCCTTGCTGCCACTGAAAAAGCTAGGCGCGTCTGTCAGCCCTTTTTCAAGTCCAATGACGCTTGCAACCAGTTCAACTACGACCAGCTTGAGGACTTCCTTGACTTCTGCTACAGCCGAAACCTCAAGGTCTTTCTCGATGGTAACGTTCGACGTGGAGACGAATGCTCTCAAGATTAGGGACGTTACTAAGATCCACTGCTGTGCAGTATCTGACGGCACAAACACAGTTCTGTACAAGGACTCAAAGGAGTGGCTTCAGGTTCTTGAAGATGCGGATGTACTGATTGGTCACAACATCATTCAGTACGACATACCAGCAATACAACAGCTATATCCAACGTTTAAACCCAAAGGCAGAGTTGTCGATACGTTGATCCTTTGCCGGATGCTTTATCCAGATATTCTTGACCGGGACTTTAAGAAGAAGTGGGAAGGGATGCCTATACAGCTTTACGGTCGTCACAGCCTTGAAGCGTATGGGTTTCGTTTGGGTTATACCAAGCGACACGCTGGTCTTGAGGACTTCAGTGTGCTGACTGATGAACTGGCTGAGCGCTGCATCTGTGACGTTGAATTGAACCGTAAGCTTTGGGCTCGGTTGCAACCGAAGGCTGACGACATCCCTTGTGCCGTTGACCTAGAGATGCGTTTCGCGCAACTCATTGCCCTGCAGGAGCGATCTGGCTTTGGTTTCAATGTTCAAGGGGCTTTGGAACTTGAAGCTGAGATCAACCAACAACTGAATACTCTCAGCGAACGATTGAGACAACGGTTCCCGTTCGTTGACGGAGGGCTCTTCACGCCCAAGCGAGACAACAAAACCAGAGGGTATGTAGGTGGTGCAGCAATGTGCCGTCTTACGGACCTCAACCCGAACTCTCGGGATCATGTTGCTTGGGTGTTACAGACACTTCTGGAGTGGAAGCCAGAGGAGTTCACCAAAGAGGGGAAACCCAAAGTGGATGAAACAGTTCTGTCGAAGATTCCTGGAGCTGAAGATTTTGTTTCACACTTCACGCTCCAAAAGCGATTGGGTCAGCTAAGCACTGGCAACAATGCTTGGTTGAAACTGGTGGAAAGCGACAACAGGATTCACGGCAGTGTGATTACTGTTGGCTGCGCCACTGCTCGCTGTAGCCACGTCAACCCCAATATGGCCCAGGTACCTGCTGTCAGGTCAGCCCTGGGACCGGAGTGCCGAGCTCTGTTTGGACCTGGCCTCCTCGGGGGAGGAAGAAGCACCAAACAGGTTGGCGTGGACCTCAGTGGGATTGAGGCTCGATGTTTAGCGCACTACCTCTGGCCGTTCGATGACGGCAAGTTTGCAGACGAAGTGCTGAACGGCGACATCCATACGGCCAATCAAAAGGCCGCAGGACTCGCCACCAGAGACCAGGCAAAGACGTTCTTCTATGCCTTGATGTATGGAGCAGGGGCAGAGAAGCTAGGTCTGATTACGGGTCAGGATGGGGCAAAGCTGAAGCGGAAGTATTTCCGTAATATGCCCGCTTTGGCTTCGCTTTCTAAAAGAGTAGTAGCAAAAGCAGAAGATGAAGGATTTGTTAAAGCGCTAGACGGTAGACGGATAATAATCCGGTCCTCACATAGCGCTTTGAACTTCCTTTTACAGAGCGCTGGTGCCATCATTAGCAAGCTTTGGTACAACACCTGCTACGAC